CGGTGTTTCAATTTATTCTGATGTTTCAGCTATGGATGCCAATACGCAGCCCTTTGTAGCACAAATATTTGCACAGCTCATTGCTGAATATATTCAAGAAAACGGGTTAGGACCAGCTAATTATTTTGCGTTTGGAGATGCTGAGCACGTTATTGAATCTACTCTACAAGACAATCCCATTGTTAGACAAGTCAAATCAACGACACAAAATATCCTAACAGTTTTAATGGAAAGAGGGCAGAAGAAGTATCTATTAAAAGATAACATCTTTGGTACAACTATCGAAATTAATCCAGCAATTTTTGAGTCAGGAAGGTTTGATACTAGCGCTCAGCATACCATTCTATTAGCTTTAGTTACATCAATTGTGTTAGATAAATTAAAACAAGATAATAACGGATACTTGCCATTTACCCATCTAATTCGGAAATTCGGAGATGATTCGTACGAAGGTTTGACGTTTGGAAGTGATACTAAAATTATTGAATTAACCGAGAAGTTTTTAGAATTAGAGCAGCAGTTATTGTTACGGGTTGGGTTTAAGTTGGAAATTGAAGTTTCTCGATATATGGGTGATTTCTTACAACAAATGGCTTTGAATGGATGCCAAGTTCCAAAGAGTGCTAGGTCATCAATTTACTGCGATGAAAGAGGAAATACAGCACAAAGGGATGTCATTAGCCAAATTACAATTTTAAATAATGTTGTTGGAGCGTCTGCCCAAAGGTTGTATGCACCAGAGAATGTGTTATGCATGGTTCGATCAATGTGGAATACAATGCGTACTGTACGAATAACTGAGGATTTAAGTAGCTTAAAGAAAACACGATGGGGTAAATTTATTACATCATACAGTGCGCGAAGTTATTTCACATATCCATATCTGCTAATATCATTACCACCTATTAACTTTCCAAATCAAACTTGGAAATTTTGTGATACACAGTTTGATAGCACATCATGGTTATCTGTCGTTGGAGATTCGAAATATATCTGGTTAATAAACAACGTATTAACACAGCAAGAAAAGATGTTGGCAATTAATCTGATAGATAAAGAGTTTCCGAATGCTATTCAATTCAATGGCGATTGGACTTTAGATGTAAGCACCGTAGTTAAAAATAGACTTGAATTATGTAATGCTGGCTTTATTGAATCATTGATTCTAACTTCGTACACCAGAGCTGGAACGTTAACCCAATCAAGAGAGCAACTTTTATCGGCGGACATACGATTAATGTCAAATAATCTTGTTAAAT